ATTGGCAACTTTACCAGAGTGGTATCAGTACCTCTTATATATCGCAATTAGTGCATCGTTTGGGATTAAAGGGGTTGGACAAGCAGCAAAGATGTTTAGGAAAAAATAAATGAACTTAATTAAACTACAAGACGAATTAGCAAATGATGAGGGCATCAAGTACGAAACATACCACTGCTCACTTGGGCATTTAACAGGGGGAATAGGTCACCTTATTACAGAATGGGATACAGAGTACTATGATAAACCCATAGGAACTAAAATACCAAATGAGCAAGTAAATGATTGGTTTGAGAGAGACATTAAAACAACTATAAAAGATTGTAACTTACTGTTCTCTCAATTTGACAACCTACCTAATAATATACAGCATGTATTAGCAAATATGTGTTTTCAATTAGGTAGACCAAGACTATCCAAATTTAAGAACATGATTGCTGCTGTAGAAAACTTGGATTGGGCAAATATGTCAAATGAGATGGAAGATAGTAATTGGTATAGGCAGACACCTAACAGAGCACAACGTCTTATAGACCGTGTTGAAAAACAAATGATTAAGGAAATACCAGCATGAGCAGAGAACTAACAGAAAGACAACAAAAGTTTTTAGCTGTTTTATTTGATGAAGCAGGTGGGGATGTTGTAGCTGCAAAGAAACTTGCAGGATATTCGGCTTCTTCTAGTACAACGGATATTATTAAATCATTGAAAGATGAAGTCTTAGAAGCTACACAAATGTACATGAGTAGAAATGCACCTAGAGCTGCAGTAGCTATGGTAGGTGGATTGTTAGACCCTACAGAGTTAGGTATAAAAGAAAAGATGTCTGCAGCAAAAGAGTTGCTTGATAGAACTGGATTAGTTAAAACTGAAAAGATGCAAGTAGAAAGCACTGGTGGTGTTATGCTATTGCCACCAAAGAATAATGAATAGAAGTTTAGGTAAGTGGAAGTTACCACAGCCGACAGACTTAAAAGATGAAGACCAACAAGAGTGGGTAAAGATACCAAGAATAGCACGTATCGTTCCTTTTGGTTATAAGATTAATGAAGAAGACCAAGACTTACTTGACCCTATACCATATGAATTAGAAGCCATAGAGTTAGCAAGAAAATATATTAAACAATATTCTTATAGAGAAATAGCTAATTGGCTAACCAAGAAAACAGGTAGAGAGATATCTCACGTAGGATTAAGAAAAAGGTTAATGCATGAGCAACAACGTAAGAACAAGGCTAGAACTCTCCGAAAATGGTCCGAGTACGCCCAGAAAGCAATCGAGAAAGCGAAAGCCATCGAAGAAGAAAGAACGGGTGCAAGAGCCTAAGATACAAAAAGTATCTGATGTTGAAGCTGTACCCATAGAAGAACAGAATGTAGTATTTAAACCTAACGCAGGACCTCAAACAGAGTTTCTCGCTGCAGGAGAAAGAGAAGTACTATATGGTGGTTCAGCAGGTGGTGGCAAGTCATATGCCATGTTAGCAGACCCACTACGTTATATGGGTCATCCATCATTCAGTGGATTACTCTTACGACACACAACAGAAGAACTTAGAGAACTTATATTTAAATCTAAGGAAATATATCCTCAAATATGGAAGGGTATCAAATGGTCAGAAAGAAAGATGCAATGGGAAGCACCATCAGGTGCAAGGTTATGGATGTCATACTTAGACCGTGATGATGATGTACTTCGTTATCAAGGTTTGGCATT